AGTACTTCTTCTGTCCATATATTTGTATCCAAGATACCTGTTAGGGAAACTCCTAACAATCTCTCTTCCTCTGTATTATCTTTCCATATCTTACGCAGATACTTAAAGTTAGTAAGAGTAGATTGAAATGTACCTAGTATAGTAGCCATTCGTACCTTCTCTGTTAAAGATGTCAAGTCATCTGTAGCTCTGCAGACAACTTCAGTAAGATTACAGAACTGATAAGGTCTAAGTATAATCTCACTACAAGGATTACATCCAAACTCGTGGTCAATATCACGTCTACCATTCTCAGAGGCTTTAACTTTAGCGGCTTGTCTGTTAAATATACCACGTTCACCTGACTTAGATTCATATAAAGATGTCCACTCTCGCATGAACGTACCCATCTCAGGTTTATTTTTATAGGCTACAGAGTTATTGGCTAATGCTCTTTGACCTTCTCTCTTTATATTTTTGTCTGGTTCATCCCACCATTCTCCTGATTTAGCGTGTCTTAATTGGTCATCACCTAAGTTAGACAGAGAGATAAGAGCAGAACGTCTTACACCACCTACAACTACAACCTCACCAATCTTACACATTAAATCGTGACACTCAATTGGGTATAGTCTTCTGCCTTTAGCACCTTTGAACTTCTGTATGCAAAACTGAAATAATTCAACTAATGGTGCAGGTCCTGATGCTCTACCACCAAATGTCTTTAATCTAGCACCTGCAGGTCTTACTTGTGATACATCCCACTTTGGAACTTGCCCTACATATAACATAGCAATAAGTTCTCGCAATGCTTTAGCCCAACCGGGTCTGCTGTCACCAACAGTTATGATAGTAGTGCTATCCTCAAAGTGTTCATTGACAATGGGTAGCTTATCAACATTTTCTCTTTCCACAGAGAATCCTACACCTGTGCCACACATAAGTATGTACATACATTCGTCAAAACTACGTGGGCTATCTACAGGTATGTAGCTACAGTTATAACCACCTACATGACACCTATCTAAGGCAGGTCCTGCAGTCATTAAAGCTCTCATGCTAGGCATTGTACCTAAACTCAGTATCTGCTCTGTAAGTTTATCTTTTAGAGCTTTAGTTATATTATAAGAGTAGTTATTCTTTAGGTGATTAGACATGTAATCAAAGTATCTGTCTACAGTCTCCCCCCAATTCTCTCTTCTTTGTTCATCATCCTTCCACCTAGCATAGCGAGAGAGTGCTATGAAGTTTTGGTAGTCTGTAGGTAAATAGTTATTAATCATCTTTATTCTCCTGTATAGTTCTCATATTTTTTATTGTGACACCACCTATATCATATATAAATTCTGTTAGACTTGTTTCAATTTCTTCAGCTACATTTTCATCAGCAGGTATAGGATACTCATCCTCATCTACGTCTAATGTAAGCATTACTTTAACTCTTACCATCGTAGACCTCTATAAGTTTATTGAGATACCATTGTGCTTTTTTTAAGTCTTCTACACCATTTTTATATCGGTATCTCCATAGATACTTAACTATGTTACCTTGTAGATAATAATCAAAACCATTAGTTAACATAGCTTCTAAAGCATCTATAGTTTCAATACCTGCTTTGTTATAATGAGCAGGACTATTAACCATATCTTGATTTTGTTCTTCTTGTTCTAACCTCATTTTCATATACTCCAAATGCCTCATACTAATGCTGTGTTTCTTTTTTAAAGTTGATTCTAATTATATTGTCTTCAATCTTTTCAACTTTGGAAGTATTAGTTATAACATCTTTATACTCATTGTCAAGTTTATTTACTACATAATCATTCACAGTATTCCTTAACTTAACATCTTTTTCCATTAAAGGTATTACCGAAGAAATCATTTTACATATATGCATTACTTGGTAATAATCATCATCATCCAAATTATTTTGTGGAGATGTTATAATTACTACATCTATTTCCCCTGTCCAAATATCATTATTATCTAACATAGGTCTTATCCTAATAGTAAAGTCTTCAGGTCTAGGTTTTAAATCATCCATTTATTTTCTCCTTTTTATTTTTGTACCCTTAAATTTTATAAAACTAGGGTGTTTGTTTTTGCCTTTTTCTTTTAGCCAATCTTCAGGTATTATTCTGTCGTAGAATCTGAACCCATATTTATCACACCATTGACCATAAGATGATTTAGCTCCTTTTCTTAATTTGTTTCTACTATTAGTAAATATAAATCTAATATCTAAATCAGGGTGTTGTTCCTTTATAGCTAAATGTTTTCTTCTATCTATTGCTAAAAATCTTCCTTTAGTCTCTATTATAATCCCGTTATTTAATATAAAGTCAGGGGTATAGGTGCGATATGATAAGTCTTCCCATTCAATCTTAACTTTTTCATAAAGATATTTATACTTTAATTCATCAAGATAAATGGATAACTTGTGTTCTAAACCACTCCTATACCCATGTTTTATAGCTTCTCTTCTTATTTTATGAGGAGACACCTAGAAGTTTCGCCACGATATAAATGGGTTGCTATATGAATAGGTATTACTATACCCTAAATTCTTTAGCTCTTCCTTTACTGCTTCGTCAGCGGCTTTCCTAGCTTCTATAGCATCTCGTAAACCTGCTGTACGTAGGTCACGATACTCTTTCTTTGCTTCAGCTAGTTGCTTCTCCATCTCTTCAATATTGGCTTTTAATTCATCCAACGATTTACTCACGTTTCTTCTCCTTTCATTTCAACATAAGCAACAGTCTTAGGTGACTTTGCTTGTGACATAACTGCTGGTAATTCTTTCAAACCTTTCCAACAGTCAAACCTGTATGAGCAAAAGGTACAATGTTTGTTTAAGACTTTATTACCTGTTTCTTTACCACGAAATGTTTCCATTTCAGGCTCAAAACATCTCTTAAACTCATTATTGTTTACCTTTTTAACAGTTTTATTAATATAGTTAATCTCTTCATCAATGTCAAGACCTGTAGCAGGAACATATTTAAAATCTCCATTTGCTTTGTTGACTACCCACCAACCACCTGCCTTTTTCTTAGATGCTTTTGCATAACCTGCAAGCTGTGCTACATAACCAAAACCATCCATTTGTTTTAATGTCTCATAAGATTCAAACTTATTATTGTAAGACCATTGAGAAGCAGACTTGATATCATCAACACTACCATCAATAACTATATCATATGTTCCTTCAATCTTAGCGTCAGGAAGTTCTAGAGTAACCTTATCAGCGTCTTCATATTTTACACCTGCTTCTTTGAGTAAGCCTTTGAAGACAGCTTCAACAATGTCACCAAGCATCATATTCATAACGAATGTTGTAGAACGTGGTAAAGCGATATCAGGTTTATTTTTGTCATACCACAATTGGCAAGATGGTCTACCTATATTAGACATACGGAGTCTGAATTTATCTCTAGATTGACCACTGCCAAATTGTCGTTTAACAGCATCCATTACATCCTTACCAATCTGAGAAACTGTTTCATCTGAAAAGGTTGTCTTCCCATTTGAAGCATCTTCCATGAATTGATGTAATGCTAGTTCTGCTGAATGTTGCATTAAGCTACATCCTCTTCTATCTCAATATCAACAAAATCATCAGTGGTATTTACATCCTCATCTGATATATCTTTGTTAGTTTTTTCCTGCCAAGAATTAGCTATATACGTATTATAGTTATCTATCCAAAGCATAAAGTCTGAAAACATAGACTGGTCTGCATCTGTAAGGGCAATACTTTTAGTTAAATCTAGAGATACTACAGGAAGATAAAACACGTTACCACTAGGAAGTTTTCTTTCCTGTGTATTTGCAGTAATCATATGCTGAATAGGAAGTCTTTTATGTTTAGCTAAATCTGCAAAAGGTTTTCCTACATCTTTAAAAGCATCACGATTATCTATCTCCCAAATAAAAGGTGATGTATCTACAGTAACATCTTCTCCCTTTTCATTAACAGGAGATACCATATCTACAGTGCCTAATATAACACGAACTCTTTTTATTTGTTTAATAAGTTCCTGTGTCTTCTCAGGCAATGCCTTAAAGTCTTCTATATAACCTGCAGGTTTACCACAGTTAAGACCACCTTTATTATCTTTTAAATCTATGTTTAGATTATCTGCCATAATAGTTTTGACATATTCATTAGGTTGGTCATTAAAACCTTTAATGAATCTCTTATACATAAACCTCTGTAAGAAAGGTCTTATCTTTATAGACTTAGAATAATATGTAGCAGTATCAGGTATCTCTAATTTGTAAGTACCCCCTTCTACAACTTCCATATTCACTTTCTTACCTTTAACTTCAGCCTCACCCATAATAGCAGAGTGATTTATTTTTAGTCTAGGTAACGTGCTACTCTTTTGTTTACTAGCAGTTCCCTCATTTGCGATACCCATTGCTTTAGCCATTGCGGCGTAATTATTAGTATCAATAGTCGTTAGTTCTGTCATATTTACATTCTCCTTTTAGTAAAGTTTATAAGTTATATCAGCTTACATCTTTAGTGTCAAGCCAATTATTACCTATTTTTGATTCTAATAATAATGGTACATTAAATTCTATACCCCATTTATTATTAACTAATATAGGCAGGTTTCTGTTTGTGGTTTCTATTGCACCTAATACTGCCTTTTCTTCATCAGGGTGCACATCAATCACAATACTGTCGTGTACTGTATTTACCACACAACTCTTCATAGTGTCAAGTAATTTATCAATATAAAGTAATGCCAATGGAACTATGTCGGCTGTCGCAAAAGACTGAACAGGATAGTTTTTTATCTGCGTAAAATTAGATACTCTTCCATGTTTATTTTTATATACATTAGGAAAAGAAAATTCTCTACCTGATGGTGTTTTTATAGTCTTATTAGTTACAGCTTCTTTAGCCAATCGGGAGTGCCATAATGCAACCCCTTCGTACTTTTTTGTGAACTGTTCATAATATTTTGCTTCAGCAGACGTTCTCCCAAATCCTGTTGCTCCATAGAGGGGTGCAAAGGTATGAGCTTTGGCTTCTTGCCTAGAAGTCTTCTGACCTGATTCCGTAATGACAGAAGCAGTGTATGCATGTACATCAAATCCATCTTCAATCTCCTTCATTGCTATTTTGTCTTGTGATAGGTAGGCAGCCGTTCTAAACTCTAGCTGTGCAAAGTCAGCTTCTAATATCTTACCACCTTCCCAACGTGATACAAATACTCTCTTAACAGGGAACGTTCCACCTCTTGGCATGTTCTGCATGTTAGGGTCTGCACCACTAAATCTACCTGTAGCTGTTCTGTGCTGTAGTAATCTCACATGTAACTTTCTATCTTTCTTTGTGTGTATCTTTATACCTTCAACAAAAGATGATAAGTAAGTTTCTACTGCACTCAATCTTCTAACTTTAGATAAGAAGTCTACAGCATCTGTCATATTCTTAGCACGAGCTGCCCTCTCTAAAGTTTCTATATTTAATTTGGATGTAGAGAAACCATTAGCACTTGCCCACTTAGGACTAGGCGGTCTGAATCGTAAGCCTGCAACCTTATCTGTGTTTGTGAAAACGTAACCTTGACCATTACATGTTTTACATCTACTTGCTTTTGCATAAGGATTGCCATCTACTTTCATTCTAAATATTTCTCCCTTACCCTCACAATCTTGGCATTGTTCTGCACGTGTTTTATATAAAACTTTTGTTCCTTGTATTATCAAGTTTCTAAAATCCACATCATCCATGTAAGGGTCTATTGAGTTTGCCCACTCTGTCTTATCTTTAATTTTCCTACCATAGATAACCCAAGATAATTGTTCAGGACTATTCAAATTTATAGGAGTATCACCCATAAGATTAGCTGTATGAGCATGTAAGTCTGTATTTAATTGTCTTCTCTCATTCTCAAACTCTTTTTGCACTGCATCTAATGCTTCCATGTTAACAGAAAAACCTCTTCTATATATACGTGCTAAACAACAAGCTACCTCATTTGTAAGTAACACTGTGTTTAACAGAGGTGAATCACTACTACTATTTAATCTTACATATAATTTATCAGAGAGTTCCTTGGTAGCATGTAAGTCTGCACTCAGATAATCACTTAGCTCTTTATGGGGTATATCTCTAGTTGTATATCCCTCACTAAAGTATTTTTTTAGAGTACCTTCTTTTTGTGTAGCTAACTCATATCTTTCAGCACAGGCTTCAAGAGATAAAGGTTTCTTTTGACCACGTTGTAATACATACTCTCCTAACATAGTGTCAAAAACTGAACCATTGTACTTAAATCCTGATTCCCATAACCAAACTAAATCATAAGCTATATTGTGTCCTATAAGTATAGTCGCATCATCTAATGCTTTTTGCACAATTTCATGCCCGTTTGGTGTAGGCTCTACTTCACTATGGTCAAAGGTAATTATTGTTTCTTCATTATTAGCATTTAGCAAACCAACCATAACTAAAGAATTTGTTTCTTCAAAAGGGTCTAGGTGTAGCTTGCCATCTCTTTCTATTACAGTATTTTCTACGTCTAATATTAATCTCATTTTAACTCCTGTATTATTTCTTTTGTTTTTTCTACTGATATTTTAAACCATTCCCCTGCATACTCACTAGCTAATTCTTTAGCTTTCTTATGAGCTTCCCCCTCTGCTTTTCTTCTATCTGTTACAGGTACAGATACTTCAACCTTATAGTCACGAAAAGGACTTGAAGTTTGATAAGCATTACATCTGTCTTCGGTATCAACTGCCATGCCTATTTTTACCCAACCTTCCCAAGCAGGATTACTAATAGCATAAATGTATCCCTCTAAAACTCTATCTAACTTTTCAAAAGAAGAGAAAGCTGCATCATTGAAAGTTCTATAATTGCCTGCCTTATACAGAGGGTGCGATTGTGGTATATATTTTCCATTAACATACATTCTATTAGGATTAGAACTTTTATTATATTCAAAAGAACATTGTTTGCATTGTGTTCTATTTGTTTTCTTCCATGAAGAACTCCAATTATAATCTGTTAATTCTATATCACATGTATTACACTTTTTAATCATACTACATACCTCGCTGTTCTATACTCAAGATTACATTCTATACGACCATGCCAACCTGTCAACTTATTTTTGACAACATTAATATGTCTTTGTGTATCTTCTTCATCACCATCTACAGTTGTAGTAGGATTCTTCGCTATCAAAAGCATGAGGTCAGCTTCAGCGGCTTTACCTGTTCTACTGCCTTCCATCATAGACTGATTAAGCTCTATCCTGCCCTCTGCATCTGCACTAAGTTGTGACATGTAAAACATAGCACACTCGTGCTGTTTAGCTATTTGTCTAGCATATACTGCATTAGCCTTGAGTGCTTCATCTGTCCTAGCAAATCCACCTGTAGTAGCAAACTTGTCTCCCATATCCAAGAGAACTACATCAGGCTTATAAGATTTACAAACACTTTCAACCCATGCCATATCACGACCTGTTGCATCCTTTATCTTGATTCTTTCCTTAACAGGTGCATATAAGTCTCTTGCACGACTAGGGTTCTTTCTAATATCTTGCATAGTCATGCCTGTGGCAGCCGTCAGGTATCTTGCACCAACCCTGTGAGCAGATTCTTCGTTACATAAGATTATACAATTAGCACCTTGATGTGCAAACCCTTGTGGACTAGCAATTAAACTAGCATGAAAAGATGTCTTACCTGTGTTAGGTCTAGCACCTACCTCAATCAAGTGACCTGCATTTATACCTTCTATAACTTTGGTAAGAGTTGGTATGTTAAAACTCCAACGTGCTTCCAAATCATTTTTAGCTAGAAGTGTATCTAAATCAATATCATCCCACTCAATATTAAGATTTGGTGTAAAGTCATCCCCATACTTCTCTAATAAACTTCTCAAGGGTTCAAGACTACTCTTGTCTCCATTAACATAATCAAAACCTAAATTAGCTATGTCTTCTCCAATAACTTGTTGAAACAACTTAGACAACACTTCTTGTGCTATGTCTACTCCCATTGCCTGTTCTTTCTTTATACGATTAAACAGACTGTTATAGACAGCCTTTTGTGCTGTTGTAAATGTGGGGTTAGAAGTCATAAACAAAGCCTCTATCTCATCAGGTGTAACAGACCTATTGTATCTCTCTATAGCCTTATCTATTGACTGTTTAATTTTTCTTACATCTTTGCTAAACAATCTGTCAGGACATTTAGCTCCTCTATGTTCATCATAGAACTCTTTATCCATTAAACTTCTTATTAATGATAACTCCATTTATTTTCTCCTTAATTTATAGGGTTTTAAAAATTTAGTTTTACAAGACCTGCAAAACCTTCCGTTCTTTCCTAGCCTTTTCATGTCCTTTTCATAACAGTTAGGACACATATCATCGTCAGATTTTTTGTTATCCCATTTTATATAAGGCATCGCAATTTATCCATATCTTCTTCATTCTTATATTTTAAATCATCTTTCAGTTTTACAACTTTTATATTGTTTACATATCCTCTTAGTTCTTTGGCGAAGGATAATGTCTTGGGTAAAGCATCAGGGTCTAATGCTATTATTGCTGTTGAGAATTGTGCAAGATAATTCTTATGCGAATCAGAAAGTGATGTACCCAACACAGCTACCCCAACTAATACATCATTACCTATTATTGTCGCACTCACACAATCCTCAACAACTACTGCGACCTTACCACAACCAAAGGTGTAAGGCAAGGTGCTTTTTCCATAACGTTTCCATTTAGGTAGTTTATTTTTTAAAGACCTACCTGTAGCATCTACAATCTCATCATTATGTTTAACTACAAACACAACTCTATCTTCTTTTACATCATACATTAAATGTTTATTATCTATACCATAATAATTTTCACCTGTATAAGGAATGATATAGTCAGGTAGTCTAAAACTTTCTTCAGCAAATTCCTTGACTCCACCAAAGCTAGTTCGTATGTCATCTACAGATAAATGAATACGTGTACCACCCTTTATGTTGCAAGAAGCCTTATAACAATTCCACACAAGACTACCCATATTATTTGTAACAGTAAAAGTATTATACCCACCACAATTAGGACAGTTAGTTCTTTTTGTAACACCATTGCTAATGTTCATATCATTTACAATGTTATATATATTACTCATGTATTATACACTTTCTTTGTCGGCATTTGTTATGCTTGTATCATGCTTTTTTCGTTCTGTCAATGCAAAATTTGCACTAATTAAAGTATTTTTCATGTAAGGTTTAACACTATTAGGGTTAGAGTGCCCTGTTACTGACATAATTTGCCCTATTCCTACACCTGCATCCACCATTTCTGTCGTACCTGTCCTTCTTAGGTCAGACAGTCGCAACTCGTCAGATAAACCTGCCTGTTGCATTAGTTTCCTAGCAAATACAGGCAGTTTATGTAGAGAATAAGGTCTGTATTCACCCTTTATAGCTTTTGGTCTTGGTGCAACATACTTTTGGAAGCCAAAGTCTTGCTCTTGTTGCCTTAACATATCAAATAAGTCATCATCAATAGGTAAATATACATCTGCTTTACGTTTTGATTGCTCTATGTGTACTGTTTGCTTATCGAAGTCTATTGCAGACCATTCTAGTAACCTCATATCTCCTAACCTTTGACACCAAGCATATGCCATGTGACCAATGATACCTAAATTACGGGTGTTAAAATCGCTGTATGCAGTATCTAAAAACTTTTGGACATCTTCTCTAGCCCAAACTACCTTTCGCCTCTCAGAGACCCTCTTACGTATACTAGCGAAAGGATTAACATTACATAGCTCCTCTCTGATACCGTGATTAAAGACAACTCGTGTGACTGACATAACATGATTAGCCATCGGTACACCTTTCTCACACCAAATGTTATATGCAGTTTTTGCATAACGTGTGGATAACTTAGTGTAGTCGTGTTTAGATAATGTCTTCTCTTCTATTTTTGTATCAAGCATTACCCCAAGAAAATATTGATATTGTTTCTTAGTTTCTTCTCGTAAGTTCTTGAAATCAAAGGATAAATAATAATCATTGACTAAGTTTTTTAACTGCATCTTGTCTTTCCTTTTTGTTTTGTTCGGCAAATCTATTTAGAAATCTTGTAACAAAATCTTCTATACCATTACTATGATAATGTTTCTCATAAGCACGTTGTCTTCTTGCCCATCTGCCTGTAGTCCAATAATAAACATATTCTTTTGCTTCATCATTAGTAATCCAAAGCATAGAGGCAGGAATATTTACCATGTAATCTATTTTATTATCTTGTAAATATTTTTCAACAAATTCTAGAGTTTCATTAGTATCTTTTCTAAAAATTGCCTCACCTTTTGAATTGTGCCTAACAAATTTCCAATTATGTTTGCTCATTTTATTTCTCCTTACTTTTATTGAGCAATGCAAGTGATGCAAGTTCAATACGTTTATTATATTGTAATTGATAACCTGTTCCTGCACCTAATGATTGCTTATCTATTAAGTGTTTGTGGTAATGATTAACACTATCCCATTTCTCCTTTAGTTCCCTACATATCTCATCATACTCTATGTCCTCAATGATAGGTTCATTCATAACATAATATAAATATGAGTGCATAAGATAGTAAGGAACTAACATATTAGTATTTGTTCTCCATATCTGCATTATTTATATAACAAACTTAGTTGATATAACATATGCTAAATACATAAGTGACAAAGCGAATGTCGTATAAAATACTTGTACCATATCATTCTCCTTTCTTTTTATTTGTGTCAATATAAATTCTCATATGAGATGATTCATGTAAGCCTTGACCCCAATATGTAGCACCTGTACCTCTCAATTCAGGTTTAATATGTTGTCCTCTTACTCTCATCTTGTATGATTCCTTGTTTAGATACTTCTTCATAGTGTCAACAAACTCTTGTCCGTCTGTGTCATTAGGTATCTCACTAAATACATAGTTACAACCTTGTTTAGATGTAGCTTTCTCATATTCTTTTTTCCACATATTTGCCCTTGCATTAGCTCTATCTACTTCTTTCCATGCTATATCATATGCTTCAGCTTTAACAGTAGGTTGTCTATTCACTTCAGCTAGAGCATTCTTAACCTTATCAAAGGTTTCTTTCTCTACCATGTTCATAGCTTTCTCTTTCCACATATCACGTTCATTAGCAATACTAATTATTAAGTCTTCTACTTTCATGCCACTTCTCCTTCTAGCCATTGTGGTTTAGTTGTATAGTTATATCTAGCGAATCTCATCTTGTCAACTATATAGAATTTTCTATATGCTTGTATAGGAAAAAACTCTTTTGTTTTTAATTCATCATGTCCACTAAAACATTGTGGATGTCTAGTTATACCACCTGCTCTTGACCAAGGCATAAGCCACCTAGCTTGTAATAGAGCATCTTTATGTTTACTAGCACCATGAATTTTACCATACCTGTTAGTATATTCTTTTAGCATTTCGTTATACAACTGCCATGCAAATGTGTAGTTTGACCTATTACGTTGTGCCCATAATGTGCAAGGATGCTTTTGATGTACAGGTTTATATAATCCATGTTCTTCTGCATAGCTAGGTCTATGATGCCATACGGCAGTACATAGCATCTGTGCTTCTTCAAGTGGCATCTTAACTATGTGTTGGTCACATAGAGACTTAGCAATCTCTTTTGGTGTTTTTTCTATGATAAATCTATTCATGTGTC